CGGGATGCTTGCCGGCAGCAAGCACTACGAGCACAGCACCCAGAAGCAGCGCAGCGGTCTGACCGCGACCGAGAGCCGGAGCGATGCCCGGCGGGGTGCATGACATGGGTATGACAGCGATTGAATACGCGGAGAGCCTGAACCGGCAGTATAGGCGGCTTGCCCAGCGCAACACGAACAGCGCAAACCTGCTGGACGCATCCGCTGCCCCGGTAAAGGCCAGCTGCAAGGCACGGGCCGAAACTTATGACCTTGTGGCCGAGGAACTTGACGGCCTCATAGCACTGATGAAGGAAGAACGCGGCAATGGCTGATTTTTACAACCATTGCAACTGGTACACCGTTTGGGATGCCAAGACCGGCGACCTGATCGCATCCGGCACGTCCGCAATGGTGGCCCGGCGGCTTGGCTACAAGAGCACCGCCGCATTTACCACGCACTACGCCCACACCCAGACCCGGAAACCCAAGAAACCGTATAAATACATCATGCGGCGGGAACTCGTAGAGCGCCGTGAGGCCGAACTGCCCCCGCCACGCACCAGAGGAAAAGGAAGGAAACACCATGAAGATTGTCATTGAAAAAATTGGAGATAACGTTGGAGTTAGTTTTATCGGGAAGGGCCAGCGGATTGACCGGCTTATGCTCCTCACGGTGGCCCTGATCGAAACGTTTGTTGAAAGCCTTATCCCCGATCTGACGGACGAACGGCTGCAGCAAGCAGCTGATGGGTTTGCAAACAGCGTAAAATCTGCCGTCATTGCCCGCTATAAAATGAAACCCTCTGAACGCAAAGAAGAATTTACCGGCAAGGAGGCAGCTTTTCTCTCTAAGCTGTTCAATTTATGATCGGGCAAAAAGAAAGGGCCTGCCCGTGCGCCAACACGGACAAGCCCAAAGAGAACACGGACGGTTTTCTCCCCTCAGAGTATACCATAGACTGCGACTGCCTGCAATATGCAGGCGTGCTCTATTACGCGGTGGATGACCGCGGGCGCAAGTTTCAGGCATCCACGGTGCTGCGGCTGTCTGATCCGCAACTGGGGGAACTGATCCACTGGCTGCACTACCACCTGAAAGGCAGCAACCCGCCGCCTGCCCTGTATCACCTTGAAATGCTGTTGCAAAGCCTCGAATACCTGCGGGGCGGGCGGCACTACCTGTATAACTCGATCTATGAGATCACACGTCTGGAGGCGTACCCATGAAATGGCGTCCTAACCTGCCACGCTCTGACATTACTTCAACGCTGGCCGAATGATTTCAACCATGTGGAAGTGAGGAACCTATGATCTTTTTTATTTTTGGCATTCTGGCTCTGTTGGCAGCATTCTGCCTGTTCCGGTCTGAGTATAAGGCCGCTGCCGTGATCCCCGGCGCTCTGGCGGCCGTCCTGATCGTTATTTCTTGTGTCTCGTTCGTGCCGACCGGCTACACCGGCATTGTGACTACCTTTGGCAAGGTCGAAAATGGCACCAAGGACGCAGGCGTTGTGGTAAAGGCACCGTGGCAGTCCATTGTCAAGATGGATAACCGGGTACAGGAGGTCAGCATCGACCTCTCGGCGTTCAGTTCCGACATTCAGGAAGTGGCCACCAGCGTGACGGTGGGCTACCGGATCAATCAGGCCAATGCCATGACCATCTACAAAGAGGTGGGCCGCAAGTACGAGGATGTTCTGATCCTGCCCCGTGTCCCGGAGGTGGTCAAGGCAGTTGTAGCACACTATGATGCCAGCAGTCTGATTTCCAACCGGGATGCCGTGGCAGAACAGATGGACGCGCAGCTGCGCAGTGTTTTGGCGCAGTACAACATCGACCTCTCTTACATCAGCATCACGAATTTCGATTTCACGGATACCTTCACGGATGCCGTTGAAGCAAAGGTGAAGGCCCAGCAGGAAAAAGAAAAGGCCGAGACCGATGCCGAAAAGCGCCGCGTGGAAGCGCAGGCAACGGCGGACGCGGATCTGATTGCCGCAAAGGCTGAGGCCGAAAAATCCAAGGTGGCTGCGGATGCCGAGCTGTATGCCGCTCAGAAAAAGGCCGAGGCCAACGACGCTCTGACCGACAGTCTGGACAGCAATCTGCTGGAATACTACCGTATCACCGGCGTAGATGCACTGTGGGATGGCAAGCTTCCCACCTATGTGGGCGGGGAAAGCAGCGTCCCCGTCCTGAACGGTCTGAGCTGACCGTGCCCTCCAATGGTGGCAGGAGGTAAAACAAGAGCCACTGCCAGCGCATAGTGCAAAGAAAGGAGCTGATCCCATGGGAAGGATGGTCACTGTTGAGGAGTGGGCTGAGATCCACGGGAAAACACCCGCCACCGTCAAGCGTAAGATCCACTCCAACGCATGGCCCAACGCCCAGAAAATCCTGCTGGACGGGAAACTGGTGTGGATGCTTGACGAGGATTGGCTGTGGCCCCGTGCCATGACCCCAGCCAAGCAGGCAAAGATGCTGTGTGAGATCCGTAAACTGATGCCTCCCGTGGTCTACACCACCGCAGAGGATGGCACAGTGATCTGCATGGTGCCCTGCACCCACCACACCCACGTTGCCGCCAACGTGACGGCTGACGAGATGAATGATCTGTGGAGAGCCGCCCCCCCTCAGAGGGCCGCCGCAAAGGCTGCTTTGCAATATGGCTGGCTGCACCCTCTCGCAGATCCGAGATCCTACAACGAGAGAGGAGAGCGTTTACATAATGCCTACAACCACAAAAAGTAACGCCGCCCGCCGCAAGGCCCCGCAGAACGCGCAGGAGCGCCCGGCGGCGCAGGTGGTACAGTTTCCCCTGCCGTACACAAAACCCCGGCAGACGGCCCCGCAGGAGGTGCAGGTGGTGGTTTGCGAGTGCGGCCCTGATGCCGTGCGCGTCCGGTGCCTGCCTGACCCTGCCGCCATCGTCCGCATGATGGATGAAACGTTTGGCCCTCTGGGCTGGACACGCCGCTATTACTTCGCGGATGGCCGCCTCTGGTGCGGCGTGGGCGTGTATAACCCGCTTATCAACAACTATGCCGTCAAGGACGCAGCGGCCCCGGCGGGCAAGCTGCAGATCAGCAACCCGGACAAGTGGAAGGAAAACGGCAGCTTTTTGGCTGCTGCATCCCTCTGGGGTGCCGGTGCTGACGTGATGGCACTTTCCTCCCTGACCTTTGCCGCCGATCAGGTCAGCATTGACCCGGTGCACAAGCGGGCAAAGGACCCCAACGACCCGCCCACGGTGGCGGGCTACCGCCTCCACAGCGCTCTGACCGTGGACAAGCTGCTGCGGGCTGAGGATGGGCACATCATCGGTGTGCAGCTGCTGCAGGGAGAGCGTAAAGTGGTATGGCAAGCAGAGTGATCGGCCGCCTGCCGGTGGTGTACTATCCGCAGACCGGCAGGCTGGAAGTGGAAAACGCAGGTGAATTTGTGGAGAAACAGATCTACCAGCGTCTGGATGAACTGGCACACGGTCAGCCCCTGCACATCACCCTGACGGTGGAGCCGGTGAACAAAGCCCGCAGCACGGCACAGAACAGCCTTATGTGGGCGCTGCTCACCATCATGGCAGACCATTACAACGGCGGGCGCACCGGCGGCGTCACCCCGGAGGACTGCTATCTGGAGATGCTGGAGAAGTACGGCGCCAAGGTGGATTATCTGGAAGTCCCGGCGGGCGCTCTGGATATCCTGCGCGGCTGTTACCGTCTTGTCCATCTGGTGGAGATACTGGATAACAACCGCTGCACGGTCAAGTGCACACAGGGCAGTTCTACCTTTACCACCCAAGAAATGAAGAACATGATAGACGGGATCTTTGACCGCCTTGCCGAGATGGGCGTGAGTGATCCCTTAGTGACTGCCTACTGGCAGGAGTGGAGTGAACCATGAAACGCAAACGCTTTGAAAAGCTGATGATCTCGCAGCACAAATCACAGGCTCGCGATATCCGGCAGGCTGTCCGTACCATCATCGAACTGCGCCAATACTCTGAGGGGCACAAGGGCATCCTGATGGTCTACAACGAAAAAGCCGAGTGCTTCACGGAGGCCACGCTGTACCCTTACGGCGAAATGTATGCCCGGATCCAGAGAGGCCAGGGCGCTATTGGAAAGGAGTCTTGACAGATGACCAAGAAAATGACCCGCAAGCGTTTTTGCAAGCTGCTGATGGCTCACGGAGTCAACCGGAACACCGCACGGGACTTGGCGCAGTGCATCAACGTCGCCCGGCGGTATGACTTCATTGATGGGTTCACCGTTAAACTTTTCAACGGCCAGAAGTATCAGGTCGATAATGTGCACTCATACCGCGAGGCTTATGAGAGCACGCAAAAGGATGGGGTGCCGCTTGTCTAAAAGCATCATTCAGGCAGAAAAGGAGTGCTACATCTGCCGCCGCTGGTACGCGGTAAAGACCACGCGCGGGCTGGAGGAGCACCATGTCCTCAATGGGCCGCTGCGCAGCTTTTCGGAGAGGCACGGCCTCAAGGTCTGGCTGTGCCACCAGCACCACAATAAGCCGGGCATGAGCCCGCACTATAACGCCACCTGCGCCCAGACCCTGAAAGCTGTTGCACAGGCGAAATATGAGGAGAAGAACGGCCCCGGCGCACACGCTGCATGGATGACCGCCGTTGGAAAGGACTATATCAATGCTTAATGTTATCGCAATTATGGGCCGCCTTGTGGCGGATCCTGAACTCCGCACCACCCCGGCGGGGGTGAATGTCTGCCGCTTCCGCATTGCCTGTGACCGCAATTTCGCAAAGCCCGGCGAGCAGCGTCAGGCCGATTTTGTGGATATCGTGGCATGGCGGCAGCAGGCGGATTTTGTGTGCCGCTACTTCCAGAAGGGCAGTCTGGTCGCCATCAATGGCTGTCTCCAGACCAACAACTATCAGGACAAGAACGGCAACAACCGTACATCCGTTGCCGTGGTGGCGGACAACATCAACTTTGCGGGCTCCAAGGGCACCAGCAAGCCGGTGGACGAGGGCGGCGAGGCTGCCCCGCGCTCTGATGCCTGGCCGAAAGCAGACCCGCCTGCAAACTACGGCGGCGTGGACGATTTTGCAGTGATTGATGACAGTGACGATCTCCCGTTTTGATTCAGGAGGACAAGCAGGATGAGAAAAGACGGATATGTTGTGGTGCAGCCGTGGATGGTCACAGACTACAACCTCAACGGCAACAAACTCTTGATTTATGCCCTGATCTGGGGTTTTTCACAGGACGAACAGTCTTGCTTTTATGGCTCTGTCAGCTACATTGTGGAGTATTTCAAGCTGAGCAAGCGGGCCGTGCTGAACCTGCTGGCTGAACTGGAAAAGGACGGCCTAATCCGCAAGTGGACTGAGCCGGTAAACGGCAGGCCCACAAACCGGTATGCAGCGCTTCGCCCGGCGGCGCGTGCTTCTGCGTCTGATGGGTGCAAAAAGTGCACCGGTGAAGAAAATGCACCGGTGCAGAATGTGCACTCTGATGGGTGCAAAAAGTGCACCGGTGAAGAAAATGCACCGGTGCAGAATGTGCACTCTGATGGGTGCAAAAAGTGCACCGGTGAAGAAAATGCACCGGTGCAGAATGTGCACTCTGATGGGTGCAAAAAGTGCACCTCTACCGGTGCAGAATGTGCACCCAAGAAAGAAAATAATAATAAAAGCGAGAATAAAGGGCCGTCCGCAACTCGTTTTTCACCGCCTACGGTGGAACAGGTCAGAGCGTACTTCCGGGAGCGTGGTGTCCCGCCTGCTGATGCTCAGACCGAGGCTGACAAGTTCGTTGATCGGTACGAGGCTAACGGGTGGATCGTGGGTAAAACCAAAATGAAGGACTGGAAAGCGGCAGCGCGTAACTGGCTGAGGAACCGGAAAGAGTGGGGCCAGCCCGCTGCACAGCCTACAACCCCGTATGGCGGGCGTACATGGGAGGATCTGTGATGGATGTGCAAAGTGTATTGATCGGCGCGCTGCTGATGGACGATCAGCTGGCACCGTATTCCCTGCCGGAGTTGAGCATTGAGCACTTCCGACCTGAATTGCAGCCAACCTTTGCAGCGGTGCAGGGCTTCTGGATCACAAATGGCATTCTGGATATCATGCAGATTGTGGCAAAATACCCGGATCAAAAGCAAAACCTGATGTCCTGCGTGTCCTCCTGTGAGAGCGAGTGCATCCGCATAACCCGTGACCGCGTGGAAGAATGGACGCGGATCATCATGGAGGACGCCGCAAAGGTGCGTTTTCAGAGCCTCGCTTTTAAGGCCGTGGACGCTGCAACCGCCTTTGATGACCTGCCGGATCTGTACCAGCAGATGGGGCAAGCACTGGATATCCACACCGAGAAGGGAGATTTTCAGAGTGTGGGCGAGCTGCTGGATGATTATATCCGGCACTTGGGAGAGAAACCCCGGTACATCCACACCGGTCTGTCCAAGCTGGACGAAAACCTGCACCTTGTTCCCGGCAACTATTTCGTGATCGGCGGCAGACCCAGCGCGGGCAAGACCGCTCTGAGCCTCCAGTTTGCTGCCGGGATGGCAAAGCAGGGCAAGCGGGTGTGTTATTTCTCGCTGGAAACAGACCCGGCCACCCTGCAGGCGCGCTTGATCGCAAACCAGCTGTACGCTCCTCTCTCGGCGGTCAAAAATAAAACCCTGTCAATAAACGAGCTCGACCGGCTGGCCGATATGAAGCGCTGGCCGTTGTACATTCGCTCTGCCGCAGGCAAGGGTGTGGCGTGGATCAAGGCACAGGCCCTCCGAATGAAAGCAGATATCATTTTCGTGGACTATTTGCAGCTGATCCATGAGCGTGGCAGCAGTGACCGGTACAATGCAATCACAGAGATCTCCATTGCGCTGCATGAACTGGCCCAGACAACCGGCATCCTCGTTGTGGCGCTGGCCCAGCTGAACCGCAACGCTGCACGGGCAGAGCCGTCCAACGCGGATCTGCGTGAATCCGGCCAGATCGAACAGGACGCGGATGCCATTTTGCTGCTGTCAGCTGACGGTGACACCTATTTCAGCCGCCTGACCAAAAACAAAGAGGGCCGCGTGGGAAATGCCGGGCTGGAATTTGACAAGATGACGCAGCACTTTACTTGTGGGACCGCAAATTAACAAAAGGCCGCCCGGCGGGGTGGTAAACAGGAGATAAAGCAAAATGGATGATGTGAGATTGATCGATGCCAATGCAGCCATTGAGAATGCAGACAAGCGTTATAGCGAATGGAACCTTGCCATGGCTGCGGCAGAAGGGAACCGGCAGATTAGTATGGTTTACAAAAAGCAGGAGCTTTTCAAAGCCGTGAGGAAAGTTATTGAAAGCTGCCCTCCCATTGACCCGGAAAGCCTGCGGCCTGTGTCTGAGTGGGAGCTGAACCCCGACAAGTGGACGTGCGAATGGTTCCGCTGCAAGAAGTGCCACCATATTTCCTGCTGCACAGATACCTACTGTGGCGGGTGCGGTGCCAAGATGAAAAATGCGGGTGCAAAATCCGAGGACTTGCCAGAACCGAAAGAGGAAAAGGGAGAATCAGACAATGAATGGAAAGAAGTACATTGACGCTGACGCTTTAGAACTCGCATACCGGAGAATAAAAGACGCTGAAAGTCTGGGAGAACATAGCAGTGGCTATGTTTACAATCGGCTGTTTGAAACACTGCTGCAGACACCGGAAGCATTCCCGCCGCGCTGGCCGGAATGGATCAGAACGGCAGAGAGGAAGCCAACCGCAGAGGACGCAAACGAGGACGGCTGCGTCCTGAGCATCAACATGAACCCCGGCGACAGGAACACGACAGCTTGGCCGTGGAACGTGGTGGCAGCTTTCCCAGATTGCTTTCCGGTCTGGATGCCGTTGCCCAAAAAGCCGGATCTGAAAGAGGAACATTTTCACCGCTGATAAAGGGAGGATGCGGTCCGATGACCTATGAAGAAAAAAAGGAATGGTTGCGGCGGTACCGCAAGGCCGCAAAACTGGAAAAGATCAAGCTGGAAGAGGTAGAGCGGTACCGTACAGACGCGGAGCATATCACGCAGGTGCTTTCCCCTGTTCCCGGCGGCGCTGGTGACGGTCAGGCATTGCCCAGATCTGTGGAGCGCATCGCGGATGCAATGCAGGCAGCCAACGCGCAGGTGATGGAGTGCCAGAGGATCTGCAAGGAGATCCTGAGCGTCATGAACCAGACCGTGGACATACAGGATTACGAGATCCTGCACCTGCGATACATCGACGGCAAGAAGTGGGAGCAGATCGCCGTCAAGATGGGCATGGAAGTAAGCAGCGTATACAGACGGCACAAGAGAGCCGTCAAGGCGCTGGACGTCCCAGAACGCCAGTAAATACCATGTTTTGGGGGCACTTTGCAATACAATACCATGTTTTGAGGGCAACTTGCACTGTTTTTCAATGTTTTGCCTGTGATATTATTAGACTGCGAAAGCCGCAAGGAGCTGGACAACATCCAACACCCTGCGGCTTTTGTATTGCCCGGCTGCGACAGGGGAACAACCTTTATCAACCAACAGCCTGAATGTACCAGCCGGGTATTTTGCTTTGCTATCCAGCGGCACCGTCCGGGCCTGTACCCGGCGGGGCCTTTGAATAGACGCGGGTTCTGGACATCATCCCACAATGTGCATGGCAGCATAGCCAAGCGGTTTCCCTTCCATTCTGACCAGCAAGCTGCCGTTGCGGGCAGCTGTGCACATTCCATGCCGTTGTAGCTCAAGCAGAGCACCGTCCGGTCAGGGCGGGTCACGATGCCGGTTCAAGTCCGGCCAACGGCTCCATATTTACCACCCCCGGGCCTCGTTTGTACTCCGGGGTCATTTTGTACCCTGCCCCCTCCGCAAAGCACCCCCGCCCCTGCAAAGGCCCCCGGAGTGTGCCCGGCGGGGTGCAAGCCTGCCTGCCATGCGCAGGCTTTTTGTCTGTCAGGAGGTGAACCGCATGGGCAACCCGCGCTATGCCAACGGCCAGCTGCGGCGGCGCAACCGGGCCCGGCTCCGGGCGATGGGCGGCGAATGCGGCATCTGTCACGGGCGTTTCGGGCCGATTCATTATGACGAACCTTCCGACGCACAGCATCCGCTATCCTTCGTGGTGGACGAGATCAAGCCCGTTTCCCGCTGGCGGGAGTTCGGCTACCCGTCCGCGCGGGCAGCTGCCGAAGATTGGTCGAACCTTCAACCCGCACACTGGTTCTGCAATGCGCAAAAGGGCAACAAAACCGCTCAAAACGGCCCAAAATCGGGCAAATTCCTGCGCGTTCCGAAGGTTTCAGACGGCGACTGGTGAGGGGTGGGGAGGGGCCCCCACCCCCGCCCTCGGCGACCCCTGTGCTGTCCAGCGCCGATTTACACACAGGAAAATTCTGAAAGGGGTGTCAGGCCATGGCGACCATGAAAAGCATCACGGCACGGGGCACCCGGCTGGAGCAGCTCAAACAGCTGGCCAAGGTGCTGGCGGCGGGCATCGACACCTGCAAGGACTGCCGCGCCCTGCCTCAGCTGACCAAGCAGTACCGGGAGACCATCCGGGAAATTGAAGAGATCGAAGGAGCGAACGACGATGGCGACGAGATCGGCGAGATCCTCGCAGAGCGTGAAAATGATGGGAAGCCAGGAGCCGTCCGAACGCATCGCGCCGGAGTACCGGGCCACTGACGGGCCGGATGCCGTGCGCATCCTGCGGGCAGGCGGCACCGTGCTGGATCCGTGGCAGAGCGACATCCTGGATGACTGGATGGGCCGCACGGTGTCCGGCAAATGGACAGCCCCCACCGCAGGCGGCAGCGTGCCACGCCAGAACGGCAAGAGCCTGCTGGTGCAGGGGCGGGCGGCGTCCGGCATGCTCATGTTCAACGAAACGGTCATCTACACGGCCCACCTGCAAAAGACCGCCACCGAGACCTTTGAGGAAATGCGGGCCTTCTTCGAGGGGCCGAAAATGCGCCGGTATGTTTCCGAGATCCGCACCGCGCTGGGCCGCGAGCAGATCATCCTGAAGAGTGGCGCAAAGATCAAGTTTCTGGCCCGTACCCGCAACGGCGGACGCGGCCAGCACGGCGACCTGCTCATCTTCGACGAGGCACAGGAGTTGGACGAGACCGCACAGGGCAGCTTCATCCCGGCCATTTCGGCCAGCCTGAACCCACAGACCATCTATGTGGGCACCCCGCCCGGCCCGGATGCCGTGGGCACCGTGTTCCGCGCCCTGCGCAAGCGGGCACTGGACGGCGAAGCCAAAAAAGCCGCGTGGTTCGAGTTCAGCGTGCCGGAGATCGGCGACGTGAAGGATCCCGCCCGCTGGGCAGCGGCCAACCCGGCCCTTGGGCGGCGCATCCAGTACGGCACCATTGAGGGCGAGAGCGAGCAGCTGGACGCCGACACCTTCGCACGGGAACGCCTGGGCTGGTGGAGCCCGGTGGCAGCCGAACATCTGGACTATGCCCTCGACCGTAAGGCGTGGGCAGCCTGCGCCAGCGAGGACGAAAAGCCGGAGGGCAAAACCGCCTACGGCGTCAAGTTTGCCGCCGACGGCAGCGCCGTGTGCCTGTGCGGCGCGGTCATCCCGAAAGAGGGCCCCGCCCGCGTCTCTCTTATCGACCTGCGGCCCACCGGGCAGGGCCTTGCATGGCTGGCCGACTGGCTGTGCGACCGGTACGGCAAGGCCAGCTGCGTGGTCATCGACGGGCGCAACGGCGTGGACGTGCTGGTGGAGCGCATCCGGGAGGTCTGGAAGGCAAAGAACGCGGTCATCCGGCCCGGAGCACGGGACGTGATCGCCGCCGTGAGCCTGTTCACCAACGCGGTGAATGAGCAGCACCTGACCTGGTACGCACCCCAGACCGCCCTGAACGAGAGCGCTGTTACCGCCACCAAGCGCCCCCTTGCGGGCGGCTTTGGCTTTGGCGGCGAGAACAGCCTGCCGGTGGAAGCCTGCGCGCTGGCCCTGTGGGGCGCAAAGACCTGCCGCCGCGACCCAACCCGCAAGATGCGCATCGGCTGAAAGGAGCACCATGTTCGTTACCCTGAATTTTGGCCCGGTGGAGGGCCTGAGCGCGGAAGAACTGCAGCAGCTGCAGGATCTGGCCGACGCCTACAACTACCACCAGAGCCGCAACCGCCTGAAAGATAAATATTACGAGGGCCACGTCACCCTGCAGGACGTGAACCTTGGCATTGCCCTGCCGCAGGGCCTGCGCAACCTGGAAGTGGGCTGCAGCTGGGGCCAGAAGGCCGTGGATGTTCTGGCGGCCCGCTCCATGTTCGACGGCTTTGTAGGCACCGGCGGCAGTCTGGACAGCCTTGCAAAGCTGGTGGCCGACAACCGCCTTGTGGCACAGTACGCCAAGGCCTGCCGGGACGAGCTGAAATACGGCTGCACCTTTGCCACCCTGTCCGGGGACAACGCCATCGGCTGCAGCATCCGGTTCCACTCGCCTGCCACAGCTGCCGCCCTCTGGAGCGGCGAGAAGGGCCGCATCGACTGCGGCCTTGCCATCGTGGACACCGTGAAGGATGAGCACTTCGAGGGCACATGGCGGCCTTCCGTGGTCAACTTCTACACAGATGACACGGTCATTGTGCTGCATTCCCATGGCAGCTTCTGGACGGCGCAGCGCCACGCCCACAAGATGGGCCGCCCGCTGATGGAACCGCTGATCTGGAACGCCACCAACTCCAAGCCCTTCGGCCGCTCCCGGCTCAAAAAGCCCATCCGCGCTCTGATCGACGATTACATCCGCACGGCAGCCAACGCAACCATCGCGCTGGAGTTTGCCACCACGCCCCAGAAGTACATCCTCGGCGTGACCGATGAGCAGTATGACGCCATCATTTCCAACAAGTTCAAGACCTACATGGGGGCCATCATCGCCGCCACGGCGAACCCGGAGACCGGTGAAAACCCGACCCTGGGCCAGCTGGCACAGGGCAGCCTGACGCCCCATGTGGAGAAGATGCGGATGACCGCCACCCAGTTTGCGGCGGCCACCGGCCTGACCGTCACCGACGTGGGCGTGGTGAACGACGCCAACCCCACCAGCAGCGACGCCATCCTTGCCCAGAGCCAGACGCTGGTGCTTCTGGCCCAGCAGCTGAACACCGGCAACGGCGACGCCCTGCGCACCATTGCCTGTATGGCGCAGGCCGTAGCGCGGGACTGCCGCCTGACCGATCTGACCGAGGAAGAGACCGGCATCATGGCCCACTTCAAGAACCCCGCCATGCCCAGTGTGGCCGTGACGGCAGACGCCGCCATCAAGATCGCATCCGCCCGGCAGGAGTTTGCCAGCACGGACACGTTTTTGGAGATGATCGGCTTTGACCAGGCGGACATCCGGCGCATCAAGGCGCAGGAACAGCGGGCGCGGGGCGCACAGGTGTTGATGGAGATGGAAGATGAAACTGACACAAGCGGCATGGGATGATTACATTTCCCGGCTTTCCCAGCTGAACCAGAAGGCCGGGCAGCTCATGCGGGAGTACATGGACGGGCACCCGGAAGCCGACACCGACGCCCTCATCCGCTACGCCTACGCCCTTGTGACCAAGTATGGCGAGGGCAGCGCAGAGCTGGCCTGCCAGATGTACGACGCCCTGGCCGAGGCGCAGGGGGGCACCCTGCCCGCCGCAGAACCGGCTCCCACCGCAACCTACGGCGAAGTGACCGGCATGGTCAAGGCCACGCAGGACAGCCCGGCAAACCTGCAGAGCGGCGTTTCCCGCATGGTAAAGCAGGCCGGAGCGGACACCACCGCACACAACGCCATCCGGGACGGCGCGGAGTGGGCGTGGGTGCCCCACGGCGACGCCTGCCCGTTCTGCCGGATGCTGGCTTCCAACGGCTGGCAGAAAGCCAGCAAGAACCTGCTGAAGAAAGGCCACGCCCAGCACATCCACGCCAACTGTGATTGTGAGTTTGCGGTGCGGTTCAGCCGGGAGTTTGACGTTTCCGGCTATGACCCGGAAGAATACCTCCGGCAGTACCGTGACGCGGGCAGTGATATCAACAACTGGCGGCGCATTGATTATGCAGCCCGGAAGGACGTTATCAACGCACAAAAAAGGGCAGCGTATGCGGCACAGGCGTACAGAAAAGACAGAGGCGCGGTCAGCGAGATATCTCTGATTCGGCGTTCGGAAGAAGTCAAACTCTCTGTAAGACAGGTTGAATCTTACAAAACGCCGGTTTATGTTTCAGAACAGGCAACAATCAAACCGAAAGCTCTCCATAAAATCAATCAGAATACCGAAAAGGCATTAGAGCAATGGGGTGTCAGCCTTGACCGGAAGCCCAAAATCATCGTTGTCGGTGACAACGAGCTGCGCGGCGCAGTCGGTATTTACGACCCATGCGAGAATGTTGTTTATTATGCGGAAAGCGTTGGCAAAAAGACTGTTCAAGACGCTTCTGGTGGTTCCGGCGCAATCGAAGCTCACGAAATGTGGCATATGAAACAGGCCGAGGACTTCCGGCAGTCTGGATGGGTTATCACCCGTGAAAACCGCGCAGAATATCTTGACGCCCTGTGCCAAAAGTGCAAAGGACGCATTGACAAACTGGGCATCACGCGCGATAATGTAAGAGAGTTGAGCCAATACGCAGCTGATATGTATTTAGGCGAACGTTTTGATGAAGTCGAAGCAGAATTCATGTCATTAAGGAGGCGAAAATAATGGTCATTCTGAAATACCCGTCTGATATCCAAAAACTGATTGATATTTTCGACCCCTATCGTGAAGCCATTTCGTCCAAACAATTTGACCAGATTCCACCTGAAGCGGTGGACGCATTTAACAAGTTCAAACAGTGGTCTTGGGAACAAGATCAGTAATCCAACCACGATGCACACGCACCGTGGTTTTTTGTTGCCCATTTTTTTAAAGCACTGTGCAAAAAATGCACGGTGCTTTTTTCATGCCGTCTTAGCTCATTCTGGAAGAGCGCCGGTCTCCAAAACCGGAAGCGGGAGGTTCGATACCTCCAGACGGTGCCACGCTGCAAGATCTGCAGCAAATACACGCCACGGCTGCGGAAAAGCCGGGAAAGGAATTTACCACTATGGCAGAAACTGTACATCAGGAACCCACCACCCCCGCTGCCGAGGGGCAGCAGCCGGAGCGCACCTTCACCCAGGCCGAGATGAACGCCATCATCTCCGACCGGCTGAGCCGGGAACGCTCCAAATACGCCGACTACGACGATCTGAAAGCCAAGGCACAGCAGTTCGATGCCGCACAGGAAGCGGGCAAGACCGAGCTGCAGAAGGCAAACGAGAAGGCCGCAAAGCTGCAGGAGCAGCTGGACAGCATGACCAAGGCCAACACCCTGCGGGAGCTTCGCGGCAAGGTGGCGGCCGCCACCGGTGTGCCCGCCGAACTGCTTTCCGGCGACACCGAGGAGAGCTGCACCGCACAAGCGCAGGCCATCCTCAAGTTTGCACAGCCCGGCTACCCCAGCATCCGGGACGGCGGCGAAGTCCGCAACAAACCCACCGGCTCCACCCGCCAGCAGTTTGCTGACTGGTTCGCGCAGGTGACCAAGTAACAGCAAAGGAGTTTTTTCTATGGCAACTGATATCAACCGCACTACCACCATCACCCTGCCCGGTGAGGTGTCCAGCGAGATCCTGCAGAAAACGCAGGAGAGCTCCGCCGTCATGGCGCTGGCCCGCTCCATCAAGCTGCCGGGCCTGGGCGTGACCATTCCGGTCATCACCGGTGACCCGGAGGCCGCATGGGTCGGCGAGACCGACAAGAAACCCGTCAAGCGCAGCACGCTGGCCACCAAGGTCATGCAGCCCTACACGCTGGCTGTCATCGTGCCCTTCTCCAACCAGTTCCGCCGCGACGTGCCCGCCCTGTATGACGAGCTGGTCAAGCGTCTGCCGCTGGCACTGGCCCAGAAGTTCGACGCCACGGTGTTTGGCGGCGTCACCGTGCCGGGCTCCAACTTCGACACCCTGAAGAGCTGCACCGCGCAGGAGATCGGCACCAATGCCTATCAGGGCCTTGTGGCTGCCGACGCCGACATCTCCGACCACAACGGCATCCTGAACGGCTGGGTGCTGTCCCCCAAGGGCAAGGCCGCCCTGCTGAACGCCGTGGACACCACCGGCCGTCCGCTGTTCCTGAACAATGTGGCCGAGGGTGCCGTGCCCATGATCCTGGGCGCAAAGACCCTGCAGAGCAAGGGTGCCTACATCGCGGATTCCACCGCCGCCAAGAAGCACGTCGTCGGCTTTGCCGGTGACTGGTCGCAGGCCATGTACGGAACCGTGGAGGGCGTGCAGATCGCAATTTCCGACCAGGCCACCCTGACCGACGGTTCCAACACCATCAACCTGTTCCAGCAGAACATGTTCGCCGTGCGTGCCGAGATCGAGGTGGGCTTCCGCTGCGACACCACCGTGTTCAACAAGCTGACCAAGACCGAAGCCTGATGAGGTGCCCTCATGACCTACGCCGAAGTGTTTGATGTGGAAGCCGGGTTCCGTGCCCTGTCAAAGGACGAACGGACCCGGTGCGCCGCACTGCTGAGCGAGGCGGCCATCATCATTGACGCCTACAACCCGGACGCCGGAGAGGACGCCAAACGGCTCGTTTCCTGCCGGATGGTGCGCCGCCAGTTGGGCGAAAGCGACAGCGAGGGCGGCGTCAGCTTTCCCATGGGTTCCACCCAGGGCACCGCCACGGCGCTGGGCTACTCCCAGAGCTGGACCATGAGCGGCGGCTCTTCCGGCGAGCTGTATCTTTCCAAGCTGGAAAAGAAGCTGCTGGGCGTGGGAAGCCGCGTGGGGGCCCGCAGCCCGCTGGAGGACTTATGTTGAAAGGCATTGACATCACCCTGTACGAAAAGACCCAGTCCGGCACAGACGAGGCCGACGCCCCGGTCTACACCGAAACGCCGGTCACCGTGCACAACGTGCTGGTGGGCGAACCCTCCGCCGAGGAAATCACCACCGAGCTGCAGCTGACCGGCCGGCGGCTGGCCTACACGCTGGCCATCCCCAAGGGCGACGCCCACGACTGGAACGACGTGCAGGTGGCGTTTTTCGGCCAGCGCTTCCGCACCTGCGGGGGCGTTGTACAGGGCATCGAACGCATGATCCCCCTGTGCTGGAACAAGAAAGTGCAGGTGGTAAGGGATGAGTAAAGTGCGCTTTGAACTGGACCGTGCTGGGGTGCGTGCCCTCATGCGCTCCCCGGAGATGCAGGCCGTGCTGAAAGCGCGGGCCGACACCGTGAAAGACCGATGCGGCGACGGGTACGAGGCCTATGTGGCCGCCACCCGCGCCGTGGCCGTGGTGGAGACCGCCACCCCGCAGGCCGCTGATGACAACTCTGCCCACAACACCCTGCTCAAAGCAACCTCGACTGCACATGGCATTGAGGGCGTGCATCACCACAAGCGCCTGAAAGACTGCCGTGCCATCCGCTACAGGAGGAAAAGATGATCGAAGAAACCATCCGCAGCTTTCTGGCCGATCGGCTGGACGTGCCGGTCCGGCTGAGCGTGCCAACCCCGGCCCCCGCCCGCTTTGTGGTGGTGGAAAAGACCGGCTCCGGCTATGAGGACGGCATCTACAGCGCCACCATCGCGGTGCAGTCCTACGGGCCCGCCGCCACCAGCCACGACGGCACCCTGGATGCGGCCAAGCTCAACGAGCTTGTCAAGGCCGCCATGCAGGACGCCGACAACCTGCCGCAGCTTGTGCGCTGCGACCTTTATTCCGACTACAATTTCCCCGACACCACCCGCAAACGGCCCAGGTATCAGGCCGTTTTCGGCGTGGTGCATTACTGATTGAAAGGAGCCTTTTTTATGGCAGATGCAAAGAACGTGACCGCTGCAAAGCCCAAGGTGGGCGGTGCCGTCTGGCGTGCCCCGCTGGGCACCACTTTGCCTACCGACGCCAAGACCGCGCTGGACAAGGCATTCAAGAGCCTGGGCTATATCTCCAGCGACGGTCTGACCAACTCCAACTCGCCCTCCAGCGAGAACACCACCGCCTGGGGCGGTGACACCGTGCTGACCCAGCAGACCGAGAAGCCGGACACCTTCGCTTTCACCCTGCTGGAATCCCTGAACCCTGACGTGCTGAAGGCCGTGTACGGTGACGACAACGTCACCGGCGACCTGACCACCGGCATCACGGTCAAGGCCAACTCCAAAGAACAGAAGGACTGCTGCTGGGTGGTGGAGATGATCATGAAGGACGAGGTGAACAAGCGCATCGTCATCCCGGACGCCGCCGTCACCTCGGTGGGCGACATCACCTATTCCAACGGTGCCGTGGGCTACAACACCACCCTGACCGCCGTGCCGGACACTTCCGGCAACACCCACTACGAGTACATCACCGCCAAGGGCGTGTAAGGAGGGTCTAACATGATCACTGCAAAAACCAACGACGGCTTTGAAATTGAGCTGAGCGAGGACGCACTGGACGACGCCGAGTTGCTGGATGCCCTGGGCGGCATGCAGGACGGCAACGTCTTTGACATGAGCCGCCTGACCCTGCGCCTGCTGGGCAAGGAGGGCCGGAAGAAGCTGTACGACCACCTGCGCACCCCGGACGGCCGTGTGCCGGTAGCCAAGGTGGCGGACGCTCTGGGCGAGCTGATGAACAGCTTCACGGCCGGAAAAAACTCTGCATCCTCGCCGAACTGATCGCATCGGACGAGGACGCCCTGATCTGCGATTTTGCCCAGTATTACCATGTACTGGACTGGCGCGCCCTGCCGCTGCGTCTGGCCGCCACCCTGGCCGCAGGCCTGCCGGAAACAAGCCGCAGCCTGCGCAAGGCGGCAGGCCGCACGGTGGACTTTGAGACGGAACTGCTGGCCTATGCCGCCGACCGCCTGACCCAGGTGCTCTGGTGGCTGCACAGCGACACGTCCAAGCCGCCCTCCGTGCTGGCCGACCTGTGCGGCGAGGCGGACACCAGCAACGTGCAGTGCTACGCCAGCGCAGAAGAATTTGACGCCGCCCTTGCGGCGCTGAAAGGAGGTTGACACCATGGCGGACGGAATCGAACTGGGCAAGGCATATGTCCAGATCGTTCCCTCGGCGCAGGGCATCAAAAGCGCCCTGACTGAGATGTTTGACGAGGAGACCGACGGCCTTGGCGAGCAGACCGGGCAGAGCATCGGTCAGGAACTCATCGGCACCCTGAAGAAAGTGATCACGGCGGCCGGCATCGGCAAGATCATCTCGGATTCCATCAACATGGGCGGTGCCCTGCAGCAGAGCCTTGGCGGCGTGGAAACGCTGTTCAAGGACAGTGCCGACACGGTCAAGGAGTACGCCGCGCAGGCATACCGGACCGCAGGGCTTTCGGCCAACGACTACATGGAGCAGACCACCAGCTTTGCGGCCAGCCTGCTGTCCAGCGTCAGCCAGGACACCAACGCCGCCGCCCAGCTTGCCAACATGGCCATGGTGGATATGGCCGACAACGCCAACAAGATGGGCACGGATATGCAGGATATCCAGAACGCCTATCAGGGCTTTGCCAAGCAGAATTACACCATGCTGGATAACCTCAAGCTGGGCTACGGCGGCACGCAGGCCGAGATGCAGCGCCTGCTGAAGGACGCCGAGAAGATCTCTGGCGTGCACTACGACCTGGGCAACCTAGCCGACATGTACAGCGCCATCCACGCCATCCAGAAGAAGATGGACATCACCGGCACCACGGCCAAGGAGGCATCCACCACCCTGACCGGCAGCTTTGCGGCCATGAAAGCTGCCGCCGAGAACGTGCTGGCCGACTGGTCCACCGGTGCCGATCTCACCGCCCCCCTGCAGGGGCTTGTGGAAACGGCCCAGACCTTCCTTGTGGGCAACCTGCTGCCCATGATCGGCAACGTGCTGGCGGGCATCCCGGAGCTGGTGTATACACTGGTGCCCGAGATTTTGCAATCCGGCACCCAGCTGGTCACCTCGCTGGCGGAGGGCTTCACCCAGGGCATCCCGGATTTTCTGTCCAATGCCCTGCCGCAGCTGCTGCAGTTCACCGAGGAATTGCGGGCCAACGCCGGTGTGTTCGTGGACGCCGGCCTGAACCTCATCACCCAGCTGCTGAACGGCCTGATCGCAGGCCTGCCGGACCTGATCGCCTATGTGCCGGATATCATCATCAACATCTGCGGGGTCATCAACGATAACATGCCCAAGATCCTAGCGCAGGGCATGTCCATCATCGTGCAGCTGATCGCCGGTCTTGTACAGACCGTGCCCAGTCTGCTGGCCAACTGGAAAAAGATCCTGGAGGCGGTGCTGTCGGTCATCTCGGCCATCAACTGGCTGAACATCGGCAAGACCATCCTCACCGGTGTGGCCAATGGCGTGAAGAGCATGGGCTCCAGCCTGCTGAACGCCTTCAAGGGCGGCTTTTCCAGTGCGCTTGCCTGGATCAAGAGCCTGCCCTCGCAGGCGGTGCAGTGGGGCAAGAACCTTATCCAGAGCTTTATCAACGGCCTCACCGGCAAAGGCGGTGCGGTTGGTGCAGGAGCCATCGCAGCCACCGCCGGTGCCACCATTGCTAAAACCGCCAGCGGGAACGACTGGTCCTCCGTCTGGGCGGACGCCAACGCCGACGTGGCCGACAGCGCCCAGTCCATGGCGAAGGTGGTTGTTCCGGCCTATACCAAGTCCGGGGACGCCGCCACCAAGGCCAGCAAAAAGACCAAGGCCGCCGCACAGGCCACCGAGGCCCTGCTGTGGTCCCTGCAGGACGCAGGCCACACCGACACCACCAATGCCCTGGGCAAGGTGACCATCCAGACCACCGAGCTCACAGAGCACCTGCGTAAGGGCAGCGAGGAGTATGACCGGCTGACCCGTACCGTGACCGAGTCCGGCAAGGAGCTGGTGAACGGTGTGGTGAAAAACTACAAGACTGTCACCAAGTATGTCACCGACCACGGCAAGACCACGGCCCAGACCCAGAAGACCTATGAAGAGATCGCTGCCACCGTCCGGGACACGGTCACCTCGACCTTTGACTCCGTCGTGGACGGCGTCCAGACCACGACCCAGACGGTCACCGAGACGCTGACCGATGAAACGACCCAGCAAAAGCAGATCATCACCAAGACCTGCACCGACATCGTCAACGGAATGCTGGTGACCAAAGAGCAGGTGGAGACCATTGCCGCAGACGGGGCCAGGACCACCGCCGAGACCATCAAGGAAGCCAGCGCCAACACCTTCTCCGGCCTGCTGAAAGGCTGGCAGGAAGAGGCCGACAAGGGCATCCTGGGCGCCTTCGACACGCTGGTGACCGCCATCAAGAAACAGGACTGGAAGAGCGTGGGCGAGTGGGTGCTGTCTACGCTCTACACCGGCCTTGCCCCGCAGGCAAAGCAGCTCATTGACGACTTCGGCAAGAACCTGATCCAGCAGGTCAACGGCTTGCTGGGCAAGGGGGTCAGTGCCGTCTCCAACGGCCTGTGGGATATGGGCGGCGACCTTGCCAAGGGCCTGACCAGCGGTTTTGCGGACGTGATCACGCAGGCGCAGGGCCTTGGCTCCACCCTCACCGGCATCTTTCAGGGGCTGAAAGGCCCGCTCACTGCGGCTGCCGCTGCCATCAGCACCGGCCTGAAGGGCGGACTGATCTCCAGCTTCCCGGAGATTTTGGCCTCCATGGGCACCCTGATCGGCTCCATCGGCAGCGCCTTTGTGGGGATGCTGGAAGCCGTCGCGGCGGCACTGTTTCCCACCGGATTCGGTGCCCCGCAGGCCCTGCTCATGATCGCGGCAGGCGTGGCCCTGACCGCCGCCATTGCGGCCATCGTGGCCGGCGTCGGCGGCGCGTTCAAGCGCAAGACCACCCCCGGCATCTCCGGCGGCACTTCCGGCAGCGGCACGACCTCCACGGCATCCGGCTCCCTGTGGGATTACGAGAAGCGTGCCCCGCTGCCGCAGCGCACCCAGCGGCCCAACATCGAGGTCAACCAGTACATTTACAGCAAAGCGCAGACGGCTGCCGACCTGATGCGTGAGGCACAGTACGAGCAGGAAAGGGCGGTGCTGCAGGGTGTTTGACGCGATCTTCAAGGCCAGCAACGGCCTGACCTTTTCCTTCGGCTACGCCGCCGGGGTGCTGTGGAGCATCACCCCGCTGGGCGACCTGCCCGTGGATCTGGAGACCAGCCAGGGTTACCAGCAAGTGGGTGCCACCGTGGAGAGCCGGAGCATTTCCGGCGTGACCCGCACGGTCACCGGGCGCATCCTGCGCAATCAGGACTACTGCAAGCGCCAGCTGCGGGATGTGTTCGCGCCCTACGTCACCGGCCGGCTGACCGTGGCCGGGGCTTATTGGTGCGACGCCGAGGTGCAGCGCACCCCGGACATCAGCGTGTCCGGCCTGTGGCCCACCTTCTCGTTTCAGCTCTACTGCCCGGACCCTTACTGGCACAGCGTGAAGGAGCTCACCGTCTCGACCTTGAGCGTAACACCCACCTTCCGCCTGCCGGTGTGCTACGATGTGCACAGCTACGGCGTGCGGGAACAGGCCAACTATTTGCGTATCGCCAACACCGGGCTGGCCACCCAGGACTGGGTTCTGACGATGGAAGCCCGCGGCCCGGTGGTCAACCCCGGCGTCAAGGACCCGGAGACCGGCGAGTTCCTGCGCTTTGTCACCACCCTGCAGGACGGCGACAAGCTCCGCCTGTACCGCGAGGGCGGCCAGCTGAAACTGGAACAGATCATCGACGGCACCGGCTACAACATCATGTCCACGCTGGACGGGAGCAGCACCCTGTGGACTTTGCGCCACGGGACGCAGGCATGGCAGCGCACGGCGGATTCCGGCATGGAATGGCTTTTCCTCACCCTGACCTGCAGCACGGCGTTCTCCACCGTGGTGCTGGAAACGGAGGCGAAAAATGGCTGAACGGACAAGTACCCTGACCGCAGGCGGCCACAAGAGCATCTGCGTCTATGACGGCCAGCTGGAACTTCTGGGCCGGCTGGAAAGTTGGGTGTCGCTGGTCTGGCCGGAGCGCTACAACGTGTACAGCGGGGTGCAGGGTGCACAGCTGGAGCTGCACGCCTCCACCGACCTGCAGGCGCTGTGCCGCCCGGACCGGTACCTCTGGCTCACCGGCTCCGACCGCATCATGCGCATCTGCTCGGCGCAGACCGACCGCTCCGAACACAAGCTCGTGATCTCGGCCAGGGACGCCGCCTGCATCCTGGACGAGCGCATCAGCACCCGGACCCTGAGCGGCTTTGCGGTGGAAAGCACCCTGCGCAGCCTTGTGTCCGGTGCGGCTGCATGGCCGGGGCTGGAGCTGGGCGTGCTTGCAGATCTTGCCGACACCTACACCGGCGAGGTAAAGCCCGGCAGCCTGCTCAGCATCGCCGAGCAGGTGTGCCAGGAGCTGGACATCGGGTTCCGGGTGCGGTTCGACCAGCAGGCCAAAAAGCTGCTGTTTGAGCTGTACCGCCCAAAGCTGGATTCCAACGCCCGGTACGCCCCGCAGTACGGCAACCTGACCGGCCTGACCTACACTGAGAGCATCACCGACTACAAGAACATCGTGACCGTGGCGGGCGCGGACGGCACCGTCACCGTGGGTGCCACCGGCAACACCGGCTCTGCCCGGCGGGAACTGTATCTGGACGCCACCTCTAAAAAGAAGAAGGACGGCCAGAGCCAGGAGGACTATCTGGCCGCGCTGCGGGCGCTGGGAGAACAGGAACTGGCCAAGCACACCCGCATCGAGAACTTCCGCTTTACCCCGACCGGAACGGTCACGGTGGGCAAGGTGGTGGCCGCCAGCCTGCCCGGCACCGATATTCAGGCGGCGGCCCGCATCACCAGCGTGACCCTGAGTTCCCAGAAGGGCGAGAACACGGTCACCACCGAGATCGGCACACCGATCCTCAGGAGGAAACAATGAGCATTATCACTTACCCGCTGAACGGCGTGACCTACGACGCCGAGGACGTGAGCACCTATCTGTGCACCCGCACCTCCGGCGTCTACTCTAAGGACACGAACTACGCCGTCAGCGTCACCGGCGCGCGGCAGATCGCCGTGGCCCCCGGTCTTGCGTGGATCAACTACGACGACTTCAAGGGCGTCTCGGCCTGCAGTCGGGAGGCGGTCAACCTGACCGTCCCGGACGCCGACAGCACCCTTTCCCGCATCGACCGGGTGGTGCTGCAGTTCGACACTGCCGCGAACCTGACGGCGGTCAAGCTCAAGACCGGCACCCCCGCTGCGGCCCCGGAGCCGCCCGCCATCCTGCAGAACCACAACCAGTACGAGCTGGGCCTGTGCACCGTGTCAGTGCCTGCCGGTTCCTCGGTCGTCACCGCCGCCGACATCACCGACACCCGGGCCGACGAGGCCGTCTGCGGCCTCATGCGGGACGGCGTCACCGGCATCCCCACCGAGACACTGCTGGCCCAGTACACCGCCATCCTCACCGCCATGCAGCAGAGCGGCAACGCCCAGCTGCAGCAGCTTGCGGAGAGCATCAAGGCGGTGGATTCCGGCAGCTTCTACACCAAAGAGCAGGCCGACGCCAAGTTTGGCACGCCGTATACTCTGCCTGCCGCCACAGCAGACCAGCTGGGCGGCGTGAAGGTGGGCGAAGCGCTGGACATCGCCCCGGACGGCACCCTCAGCGCCAAAACGCTCAATGACAAGATTGCTGCCGCCGTGGCGGTAAAGTCGGAGCCCCGGCTGGTGTGGAACCACTACGAAGAAACCGGAAAAAGGTGGAAGACCTACGATATCAAAATGCCAGACGGCCTGGACTACGTGCACGTCAAGACGAAATATAACAGCCCTACCGGCGAGTACGGCGAAGAAGTAGACATCGCAAAAGGCAGCACCGCCAATCATAACTACGGAAATGGCACTGGAATTTTCGCATCCAACACGACTTTCCAGACAAACGGGACCCTGCACTTTGCAACAGAAACGTCAACCGGCGGCTACACCGTAGAGATCTGGCTCACCGGCTACCACTACCCTACGCTGGCCGAGCTGCTGACCGAGACCCAGGCCGCGCAGGACGATGCCGACGCACTGAACCTTGACCAGGACTACCGCCTGACTCTTTTGGAGCTGGGCGTGACCGATGATGAAACAACTGAAACCGCATGACCAGAAAGGAAGGAATACTATGGCACTTTATAACACCTGCAAGCGTATGATCGAGCGTGGCAAGACCGCCGGTATGGCAAAAAAGCTGGATATCTTCTACGCCGCCAACAAACTGACTGATGAGCAATATGCCGAGCTGACCGAGATGCTGACTGAAAAGACCAGCGCCTGACCGGGCCGGAAAAGGACGCACCAAGGAGGTGTTGCTTTATGATCGAGTTCCCCATCACGCTGACATCCGGCGGCAGCGTATGCCTGCCCGGGCACGCCTCGGCGCTGGCGCTGGGCTACGCCAAAAACAAGAGCGTGTACCGCCTTGCCGTTACAGCCACCGGCGAGTGGGCAGGGCTGACCATCCGAGCTTTTTGGCACGTTCCGGGTGGCTCTGACCCGGCGTCCACGCTGGTGGTGGACGGCTATGTGGCCGTGCCCGCCAGCGTGACCGCACAGCCCGGCAATGGCTACATCACCTTTGAGGGCAGCGACGGCACAAAGACCGTGACCAGCGCCGACTTGCGGTATAGAGTAGGCGCCAACAGCGGCACGGAGGACGGCAGCATGCCGGAGCCAAACACGCCCGCGTGGGAAGCTCTGGTGGGCACTGTCAAGGACGAGACGAACAAGGCCCAGCAGGCCAAGACCAGCGCTGAGGCAGCCGCAGCCCGGGCAGAGAGCGCCCAGAAAGCGGCAGAATCTGCAAAGGCTGACGCGCTGGATGCCATTGGCACTAGCAAGCAGGACGCTCTGGATGCCGTGCAGCAGGCCCAGAACGGCGCGGTCAAGGCCGTGACCGACACCCAGACCACTGCCACAAAGGCTGTCCAGACTGCCCAGAGCACCGCCACCGGCGCTGTGACCAAAGCACAGACCACGGCCACCGCTGCCGTGGAGAAGAAGGGCGAGGAGGTGCTGGCCACCATCCCGGAGGACTACACCAACATCCTTGCCCGCGTGGCTGCACTCGAATCCTGCGGCTTTGTCGTGGTAAACGGCAAAGTCTGCATGAAATACGCTAAAACCTGAAAGGAGTAAATCTCATGGCTGAATCTATGGTAACCGATCCGATCTATCTGGACGAAACCGCGAAAGCCAACGGTGCAAAGCTGGATCTGCTCAATGCCACCATGCTGGGCGTGTCTGCCTCGCTGGGCGTGCTGGCAAAGGCACAGACCGGCATTTTTGAGGAGATGGATTATAACGCCATCAAGGCCGTTGTGGACGCTGGCAGCGCCCCGATTACCTTCCCCACCGGCACCCAGCTGGTGAACACCTACACGGGCAAGGACGGCAAAGCCTACGACTGCCCGTGGGATGTGGTGCAGCCGGACGATACCGCAGAGGGCGAGAGCGGCGCCACGGTCCCGGCAATGGTGTTGCAGATGCACTATGCAACCTTGTATGACCTGCAGTTTTCTGCTTATCAGGCATTCTATGTGGTGCCTGACGGCGGCCTTGTGGCGGGCACCTACAACGTCAAGATGGGCCTGAACTGGGGCAATAATGTCAAGACCGATGCGGTCTATCAGTTCACCCTGACCAAGGCGGCCCCGGCGGGTGCCCGCCTGACCGGCTTCTATAATGCGCCGGACGTTGTGCCTGCCAACTGGAAGGTCTATGTCTACAAGGATCAGCAGAAATCTGAGCTGCTGGAAACCTGCAGCGTGACCGCTGGCAGCGCTGGCACCAATCTCGGCACCTTCCTTGCCAAGGAAAACGGCGATCTGAACGGCCTGCATCCTGTTGGCTATGGCGATAACCGGTGGTGGAAATCCGCGTACCGGCAGTACCTGAACAGTGACGCAGCGGCAGGCGCATGGTGGCAGCCGCAGGATAAGTGGGACATGAAACCCGATCAGGCCGACACCCTGCCCGGCTTCCTGTCCGGCTTCTCTGATGACTTCAAAAGCGCTTTGTCCCGCGTGAAAGTCGTGACCTACGGCAACGGCGTTACCGATGACGGCAGCGCCGTTGTGACCTATGACAAGATTTTCCTACCCTCCCTGCAGGAGATCTATTGCAGTCCGCAGGTGTCCGGTGAGGGCAGCTATTGGCCCTACTGGAAAGAGCGCACCGGCGCAAAGACCCCGCAGGCCCTGTGGCAGACTTATCCCCTGCGCATTACCCGCGATCTGGCACAGCGTACTGTGGGCCGCCATGTGCGGCTGCGCTCTGCGTATCGTGGCGGCGGCTACGGCGCTTTCGGCGTCAGCAGTTCCGGCTATGTGAACTACTGGTACGGCATCGGCGCGTCTCGCAGCGCCCCGGCTTGCAAAATCACCAAATTGGCATAATCACCGGGCAATTCCTTGCCCGGTGAGAAAGTGAGGGCTTTACATGGCAATGCGCAAAGACGAGATCCCGGACAACAAATTTACTTTGCCGCTTGATGCACGGGATCTGGCACTGTACACCAGACAGATCACCAAAAACGCAAAGATCTTTGACCCGGAGATTGACGCGCACCTCCCCGGCCAGCTGCGTGCGACTGCCGATCAGATATATTTTGATATCTTTGAGGCCAACAGCATCCGGGTGGACGGGCCGGAAACCAGAAAGGCCCGGCTTGACCTCCAGAAGCAGGCCGTCCGTCTGTGTACCCGCCTGCTGGCTGAGATGGACATGGCAAAAGTCAGTTTCCATCTCTCCGGCAAGCGGTGCGTTTTCTGGGGCGGTACTGTGCGAGATATCCGGCAGCGCTGCCGGGACTGGCACGAGAATGATGCAAAGCGGTATAAATCGCTTTGACATAAAAAATGGCTGTAGGCTATTGGGCCGCAATGTGCGGCTGCGCTCTGCGAATCGTGGCAACGGCAACAACGCTTTCGACGTCAACAGTTCCGGCAATGTGAACAACTGGAACGGCATCAACGCGAATCGCAGCGCCCCGGATTGGACGGCAGCAAACCCACAAAAGCCTCTGCATAGCATGGGCCGGGCGAAAACTGCCGTGCAAGGAGCCGAGTGCCATGCCTGCCCTCTGGCAGGCGAACAATAGCCGCCGGACGTGGCCACCCTGCGGGGTGTTGACCGCTATCACCCGGCTGCTCCTTGCGAGGAGAACTGAAAAACAGTGCAAGAAGATGAAATAATCGGCTTTGATGCCCTGTATACCTCAATGGGCAAATGCTCCAAAGGCGTGCGCCGCAAGGCTGCCGTGGGCAGATATTGCCTGTTTGGCATGGACGAGATCCTGAGACTCCATCAGGAACTTGTCACAGGCACATACAGGGCACGGCCAACATCAAAAGTCAAAATCACCTATCCAAAGCCCCGCGTGGCGGTGGCTACCAGTTTCCGGGATAGGGTATATCAGCGCTCACTCAATGACAATGCCGTCTATCCGGCCATGTCAAAGGGCTTTATCCGGCACAATGCGGCCTATCAGACAGGCAAGGGCACTGACTGGGCCCGACAGCAGGTCAAGCTGATGATAGAACGCGAATACCGGCAGCACGGCCCAGACGGCTGGTGTCTGCTGGTAGATATCCGGCACTATTACGATACGATGCCGCACGAGGTGGCAAACCAGCGCTTTGAGCGCAAACTGCCATACAACGTGTATGCCCGTGTGCGTGACGTGCTGGATCGCCAATACACCGGCGAGGCCGGTTATAGTCCGGGCAGCCAGATGGTGCAGTTGGCCGGGATCTCGGTGCCTGACCCCATAGATCACTACATCAAAGAGCGCCTGCGTGCGGACAAGTATGTCCGCTTTATGGATGATAGTTGGATCTGTCACCATAGCAGGGAGCAGCTGGTGGAGTGGCGGGAGGCCATCCGGGCCCGGTATGCTACCGAGGGAATGGAACTACACCCGACCAAGACTAAAATAGTCCGGCTGCGGGATGGTTTCCGTTTTCTCGGCTTTATCTACCGCCTGACACCGGAGGGCAAGGTCATAATGACCGTTGACCCGCAAAACGTTAAGGCAGAGCGGAAACGCCTGTACAGGCTGGCCCAGCTTATCAAGGCGGGCGAAAAGCCCGTCACCGCTCTGCGCGAACAGTATAAATCATGGAAAGCCCATGCCGCAAAAGGCAACTCCAAGCAGCTGCTGCAGCGCATGGATAAATACGTTAAATCTCTTTTGGAGGGGATAACATGAAAATTCTTCACAAGCCCGGCAGCATTCAGGCCGCGACTGAGGACGAAAACCGGGACGCAGATCTGGCACAGATTGCGTCTATGGTGGATTTTCTGTGCATTCTGGCCGATGTCCCGACCGAGGACGAGGCTACCAACACCGAGGAGGGCATGAGCAATGAATGAGAATCACAGCGCAGCCTTTGACAAGGCAAAGAAAGAGTACGAGGCAGGCCGGTGGTCTAAGGCCATGCTCAAAATTTTGGTGCAGCGCAAGCCCCAGCGCCTGACTGAGGCCGAATATACCGAGATCACCGGTGAGCAGTATGCTGGAACTTGAGTTGATCGACCTGCTGACCTCCACGCTGCACAGGCTGCTTGATATCGTCCACCGACAAAACACGCAACTCCACCAGCTGGGCGGCGTTGCGTGCGAGGAAGAGCTGGAAGATATTGAGTTGACCTGTGAGGCCGTGGGGCTGGATGCCCATGATGGGCAGGAGGACAAAGACAATGGCAACTAAACAGTATTCCCTTGCAAAGGATGGCGCCAAGCAGCTGGCACCGGGCTTCCGTGTCCGGGAGTTCCGGTGCCGGGACGGCTCCGACACCATCATGATCGACCAGACCCTCGCGGTGCTGCTGCAGGCCATCCGGGAGCATTTTAACAAGCCCATCACGATCACCAGCGGCTACCGCACCGCTGCTCACAACAAATCCGTGGGCGGGGCCAAGAGCAGCCAGCACCTGCTGGGCAAGGCAGCGGACATCCAGGTGGCGGACACCACCGTGGAGGCCGTGGCCGCATACGCCGAGAGCCTGATGCCGGACTGGGGCGGCGTGGGCCGCTACCCGGTCAAGGCAGGCCGCACCAAAGGCTGGGTACATGTGGACACCCGGCCCAACAAAAGCAGATGGACGCAGTAAGGGGGTGATACCAATGGAGAGCATCATCTCAGCTATCCTTGCCGGTGCCGTGACCCTGATCGGAGTGCTGATCGCCAACAGCCGCAGTCAGGCCGTGACCGACACCAAGCTGGAAGAGCTGACCCGCGAGGTGCGCGAGCACAACAATTTCGCCCGCCGCGTACCCATTTTGGAAGAGCAGATGAAGGTGGCCAACCACCGCATCTCTGATCTGGAAGCAAACGAACACGAAAGAGAAAGGAACTAACTATGAACGCAAAGACCTACACCGCACCCACCATCTCCGCCGGTACCATCGCCCGCACCGCCTGCCTGCTGCTGGCCCTGACCAACCAGATCCTCAGCGCCTGCGGCAAGCCTGTGCTGCCCATCGAGAGCACCACCGTGGAGCAGCTGGTGACCGCTGGCATCACCACCGTGGCGGCGCTGATTGCGTGGTGGAAGAACAACAGCTTCACCACCGCCGCGCTGGAGGCCGACAAGACCTATGACCGGCTGAAGAGCCAGATCGGCAAGTAAGCCAGCCGCACTACTTAGCCGCCCCGGCGGCAGGCCGCAAGGCCGCATAGCATGACAACAGCCCCGTGGTTCCGGTGATTCCGGTTCCACGGGGCTGTTTTTGTTTGCAGCGCATTCCGACATGTTGCGACACATTTTAACACTTTCAGCATATTTCCGGCATTTTCCAGCTAGAGTTGTACCGGAAGGAAGTGTAAAAA